GCATATGTCGCTGATAAAGACAGCCGATCAGACTGGGAACAGGCATATATACAGGGTCTGGATCTTCTGGGTCTCAAGTTTGAAGACCGCACCACTCCTTGGGATGGAGCGTGTGGTGTATTCCATCCTATGCTCTCAGAAGCAGTGGTTCGCTTTCAAGCTCAGACTATACAGGAAATCTACCCAGCGGCAGGGCCAGTAAAGACGCAGATTGTAGGGTCTCTGACCAATGAAAAGGTATCTCAGGCAAACAGGGTTCAAGACTATCTGAATTACCTGATTACCGAAAGAATGACAGAATACAGGACGGAGACAGAAAAACTTCTGTTTTCTCTCCCGATAGCAGGTTCTGCCTTTAGAAAGGTGTATTACGATCCGAACATGGGCAGACCTTGCGCCATGTTTGTCCCAGCAGAAGACTTTGTAGTCAGTTACGGGGCATCAGATCTGGAAACCTGTGAACGTGCCACGCACGTTATGAAGAAAACATCTAATGAAATACGCAAATTACAGGTGGCAGGATTCTATGCAGATGTAGATCTTTCCCAGCCAGAGCCTGATATCAGCGAAATAGAAGAAAAGTACAACCGATTAACAGGTGATTCAGACAATTATGAGTTTGATCATCGACACACCTTGCTTGAGATGCATGTACATATTGACCTTGCAGGGTTTGAAGACAGGGAAGGAGGGGAGTTAACAGGAATCGGCCTCCCTTATGTCATCACGGTAGAGAAGTCTTCAAGAAAGATATTATCAATCAGGCGCAACTGGTATCAAGACGATCCCCAGAAGATGCCCAGACAGCACTTTGTACACTACCAATACTTACCGGGGTTCGGTTTTTACGGCTTCGGGCTAGTTCATATGATTGGTGGACTGTCTAAATCAGCCACTTCATTATTAAGGCAGCTAGTTGATGCAGGAACTCTGGCTAATCTTCCCGGTGGCTTGAAGTCTAGGGGACTTAAAATCAAGGGTGATGACACCCCGATCATGCCCGGTGAATTTCGGGATGTGGATGTCCCCGGTGGTGCGATACGGGATAACATCTCTTTCCTCCCTTATAAAGAGCCTTCTAACGTCCTGTATCAGCTTCTGGGCGATATTGTCAATGAAGGGCGTAGATTTGCATCAGCAGCGGATGTAAAGGCAGCAGACATCAATGGAGAGGCTCCAGTAGGAACCACTCTGGCAGTATTAGAGAGAGAAATGAAGGTGTTGAGCGCAGTACAGGCGCGAGTTCACCATGCTGTCGGTGTCGAACTTAAAATTCTGGCAGAAATTGTCAGGGATCATGGCCCAGACACCTATCCTTATGAGTTAACAGAAGACCCTCTAGCCTCTGAGGACTTTGATGACCGTGTAGATATCATTCCAGTCAGCGATCCTAACTCTGGAACGATGGCACAACGGATCATGCAGTACCAAGCGGCACTACAACTGGCGGCTCAAGCCCCACAGATGTACGATTTACCACTTTTGCACCGCCAGATGCTGGAAATTCTGGGAATTCGGGACGCAGACAAGATTGTTCCGATAGAAAATGACATTCTGCCTACCGATCCAGTGACAGAAAACATGAAACTGGTGACAGGAGAGCCTGTTAAGGCGTTTTTGTACCAAGATCACGAGGCACATATCCTCACACACACCGCTGGAATGGAAGATCCACGGATTATGGAGGTTATGTCAAAGAATCCCAACGCAAAAACAGTTATGGCAGCGAGTCAGGCGCATATTGCGGAGCATTTGGGCTTTGCGTACCGTCAACAGATCGAAAAAGAGCTTGGTGTGCCTCTACCACCGCCTAATGAGCCTCTCCCAGAGGACATTGAGCTTAGAATTTCGCAGTTAGTAGCCCCAGCCGCTGCACAATTGACTGGAAAAGCCCAGCAACAGGCTGCTGCGGAGAAGAATGCAGAACAACAGCAAGACCCTGTGATACAGATGCAACAGAAAGAGCTTCAGATCAAGGAACAGGAAGCAATGGCTAAAGCACAGGCTGAAATGGCTAAAATACAGCTAGATTTGCAGAAAAATCAGCAAAAAACCGCCCTAGATATAGAGAAAATGAACCTTCAGGAACGCCTTGAAGAGCAAAAACTCCAAGGAAAACTGGCTTCTGATGTATTAAAAGAGAAAGAAATAGAGTCAAGAGAAGCAATTGAAGGAGTAAAAATAGGTATAGACATGGCGCAAAAAATAATAGACAATTCTAATGAGTGACAAGTTAGCAGTAAACGCATTGCAGGTTTTACGGGAGGAAATCCGTAAACAGATGAACGAAATGGCAGATCATATTTCGGGCGGTGGCTGCAAGGATTTTGGTGAATACCAGCACTGTACAGGCATTATTAAAGGCTTTGCAGTTGCAGAAAGGGAACTCCTCGATCTGGATCAACGAATCGAGGGAGGATAGTTTCTCCGCATAAGGCGGTGCAAGGTGACTCTGGACACCCACATCCAGTGCAAGAGAGAGTATTATGGAAGCAGTAAAAACGGTTGAGGAGACAGAAACAGATGTCGCGCATCAACTGCCCAAACCAACAGGTTATAAATTACTCATAGCCCTACCTGAGCCTGACGAGAAAACAGAAGGCGGCATACTTAAAGCGAAACAGACTCTCCAGTTGGAAGAGATTGGTTCCATATGCGGCTTTGTGATGGCAATCGGCCCAGACGCTTACCAAGACAAAAAACGCTTCCCTAACGGAGCGTATTGTAAGGAAGGCGAATGGATACTGATGAGATCTTATTCTGGAACTCGTTTCAAGATTCACGGCAAGGAATTTCGTCTAATCAATGATGACAGTGTTGAAGCTGTTGTTGACGATCCTAGGGGGATTATAAAGGCATGAGCGAAGAAGCAATAGCAGAAAACGAAGACCCGAAAACTTCCTTTGAGGAGAAATTTCTGGGTGTACGCACAAAGATCGGCAAAAGTGCCGAAGAAGACGCTCCAGATGTGGAGATTGTGGATGACCGGCCTCCTGAAGACCAGAGACCTCCACAAAAAGCTGAAGCCAATGAAGAGTCCGAAGAGGACGAGCTTGCTGGTTACAGCGATAAAGTCAAAAAGCGTATTAACAAGTTACGTTACCAACAGCATGAAGAGCGTAGGCAGCGAGAAGCTGCTGAAAAAATGCGTGAAGAAGCTGTTCGTGTAGCACAAAGCTTGCAACAGCAAAACCAGCAATATCAGGATGTGATTCGCAATGGCGAAGCCATGTTGGTGACCCAGATCAAGGATCGGGCAGCGTTAGCGGTAGAGAAAGCAAAAACGCAATATGCCACTGCTTATGAAGCAGGGGAAACCGACAAGGTAATAGAGGCACAAGATGCGCTTATTTCTGCTCAATCAGAACTGAGAGAAGCCAATAATCAGGCTTCAGCAGTAGAGCAGAGACAAAAGCAGTATCAGGAATACATACAGTCGATGGGGCAAAACCCCCAGCAACAGCAGTATGCGCCACCGCCTCAACAACCTGTGCAACAACAGTCCCAAGCTCCGAAACCTACAGAAAAGGCATCGGAATGGGCGAAAGACAATCCGTGGTTTGGAAATCCAGAACATAAGGAAATGACAGCCTTGGCGTATGGTGTTCACGAAAAACTGATCACCAATGAAGGCTTTGATCCAAACTCGGATGAATACTTTGAAGCAATTAACACAACAATGCGATCAAAGTTCCCAGAATACTTCGGTGAAGACGGTGGTGAAGGACAAGCCCCCTCATCTTCCCGAAAGGCTTCCACGGTAGTCGCACCCTCCTCAAGGAGCAATGGTGCAAAACCGCGCAAAGTGAGGTTAACGTCCACCCAAGTAAAACTCGCCAAAAGACTTGGGTTAACAAGTGAACAATATGCCAAGCAACTCATACGAGAAGGGGTTTAAACATGGCTGAAGAGCGCACACCACGGTCTGTAGAAGACCGACAAGCTGAAGAAAGACCAAGTGATTCATGGATTCCTCCATCAACACTTCCAACTCCCGACCCGCAAGAAGGGTGGGTATTTCGCTGGATAAGAACAGCGACCCTAGGAAAAGCAGACAATACTAATGTCTCGCAGAAATTTAGGGAAGGTTGGACACCTTGTAAGGAGGAAGATCATCCAGAACTTCAGGTAATGACCGATGTTGGCTCCCGATTTGAAGGGAACATCGAGATAGGCGGCCTTTTGCTTTGCAAGGCTCCTGAAGAAGAGATGAAAAAGCGTGAGGCATATTATCAAAAAGCCGCATCGCAACAAATGGAATCAGTTGATCACAGCTTTATGAAAGAGAATGATCCGCGAATGCCTTTGTTAAATCCAGAGCGTACATCGCGCACAACCTTTGGACGGGGATAGCGTAAACTCGCTTTCTCCATAATTTTAATGTAGCAATGGAGAAATATTATGGCTACTTCAGCAACCCCTAGCGGTGCAGAGCCAGTAGGAGGTCTTTCCTCTTGCGGTTCTTTTACTGGCAAGGTTCGCCACTTGAAAGTGACTAATTCCTATGGAACTAGCATTTTTTATGGTGATTTCCTAAAGCTGGCGAGTACGGGTACGGTTGAAAAAGATACGGGTACTTCAACTTTAACACCTATTGGTGTATTTATGGGATGCTCGTATACTGACCCTACTACCAGTCAGAAGACGTTTTCACAGATGTGGACTGCTTCTACAACAGCAACAGACATCATGGCTTATGTCCTTGATGATCCTGATGTTGTTATGAGAATGCAGGGCGATGGTTCACTTGCCCAGACCGCTCTTGGAAACAACGTGGCAGTAATTCAAACTGCTGGTTCTACCACAATTGGTCGCAGCAAAAATGCTGTGGATGCATCAACAGCGGCAACAACAAACACTTTGCCTTTGCGTGTTATTGAGTTTGTTGACGGCCCAACCAGTACAGTTGGCGATACTTATACAGATGTTCTCGTGGCGTTTAACGCTGGGATGCACCTGTATCGTAACGCGACTGGAATATAGGAGATCTGAGAAATGGCTATTTCAAGAGCGCAGATGCTCAAGGAACTCCTACCGGGTCTTAACGCCCTGTTTGGTCTTGAGTACGAAAAGTACGAAGACGAGCATACCATGATGTATGAGACTGAAGCTTCAGACAGATCGTTTGAAGAAGAAGTCAAGTTGTCAGGTTTCGGTTCAGCACCAGTCAAGCCTGAAGGCTCTGCCATCAGCTATGATTCGGCACAAGAATCGTTTACCGCTCGTTACAACCATGAAACAATTGCACTTGGTTTCAGCATTACAGAAGAAGCAATGGAGGATAACCTCTATGATTCCCTGTCTGCCCGATATACCAAGGCACTGGCTCGTGGTATGGCTTACACTAAGCAAGTTAAAGCGGCTTATCCGTTCAACAACGGTTTCACCAATAGCTATCAGTCTGGTGACGGGGTTAACCTGTTCACTGCGGATGGTGATGGTGTAACTGGTGGTGACGGTCACCCACTTGTAAGTGGAGGCAAAAACAGTAACCGTCCTGCGACAGCAGCAGACTTGAATGAAACCTCTCTGGAAAACTCAGTAATTAACATTGCTGCGTTTACCGATGAGCGTGGACTTCTTATTGCGGCTCGTCCCAGACGACTGGTTGTTCCACCTGCGTTGCAGTTTGTTGCGACTCGACTGCTAGAATCATCAGGCCGTCCGTCTTCAGCAGACAACGACATCAACGCAATCAGGAATAATGGTTCAATTCCTGAAGGCTACTTTGTCAATCATTATTTGACTGACAGTAATGCGTTCTTTATCGTCACCGATGTTCCTAACGGAATGAAGCACTTTGAGCGTACTGCGCTTGAAACTTCAATGGATGGCGACTTTGATACGGGCAATGTCCGTTACAAGGCTAGAGAGCGTTATAGCTTTGGTGTGTCAGACCCTCTTGGCGTGTACGGCTCTCCCGGTACGTCATAACACTCAGGGGGGCTTTGCCCCCCTTTTTTTCAAGAATTCTTATCTGGGATAAAATAGCTGCAACGACCAGCCCAGTGGACGTTACGAAGACGTTGTAGCGAATCCTTTCGTAAAGAGGTAACTCAAAATGTCGAATACGACTTTCAATGGCCCAGTCCGTTCAGAGAATGGATTTGAGCAAATTAGCATAGCGTCTGGTACAGGCACTGTGACTACCAATCTGGATGTAGATACTAGCGGAAATGTAACCACTACTGGATATGTCTCTTCCTACGACAACATTGTTGATATTACAGATGCTACCTATACAGTAGCTTCTACTCAGTCAGGTGCTGTCTTCACTCTAAATCGAGCTGCTGGTATTGTTGTAACTCTACCTACTGCGGCTGCTGGTTTACAATATACCTTTATTGTTGGAACCACCTTTAGTGGTGCGGGTCAGATCAATACCCAAAACACCAGTGATCTGTATTCTGGCTTTGCACATATTTTTGATCCAGCAACTGCTACAGATATGAATACCTTCATTCCTGATGCATCCAATGACGACACAATCGACCTTGGAACGGCTGCTCAAGGCTGGCTGGTTGGCGGTATTATTCGCCTCAAGGCTACCACGGCTGCGGTGTGGCATTGTGAAGCATTCCTACATGGCGATGGCACATTAGCCACTCCATTTGAATAAGAGGAGATAGAAGATGGCAGATGCAGTAACTTCGCAAACCATTGAAGATGGCCCTAGAAATTGCGTGATGAAGTTCACCAATATCAGTGATGGGACAGGCGAAAGCGATGTCGCAAAAGTTGATGTGTCTGCGCTTTCTTCTGACCCTATAACAGGGTCGGCATGTAGCTCTGTAACAATCACATCAATTACTTTCAGCACAATCGGCATGGGGGTGAAAGTCACCCTCGATGCTGACACTGACCAGTATTTTATGAATATTCCAGCAGATTGGACGGATACGCTTGATTTTACGTCCTTTGCTGGTATTCCTAGTAATGCAGGAACGGGAAAGACAGGCGATGTGTTGTTTACAACTGCTGGACACTCCAGTGGTGATACTTACTTTGTAGTGATGACTATGGTAAAAAATTATGGCTAAACTTGAAGTTTTTCAAAACGGAAACTGGAGTACGGGAGAACCTGTATACCAAATTGGTATTAAGAACTCTGACGGCACATATGAAACCGTTGTCTTTGACTTGATGACCGAATCGGAAGCGAAACGTGTTCTGAAGGAGATGGACAAAGAGCTTAAAGTGGTACGTTCTAGGACTGAAGAAGGCACGTTTGCCAAAGACGATCCTAAAACCAAAAAGAACGAGGCGTGGGAAGTAAAGAAAAAAGCCCCTGCCAAGAAAAAAGCTCCAGCC